GTTCCCGAAGGCGCGGAAACGCAAGACCCTGGTCCCTCGCCGCGAACTGATCACCGAGCGGCGCATCAAGGCCACGCAGCTCCGCCTGGCCGGGCTGTCCTGCGAGGAGATCGGCATGCGCCTGCACGCCGACCCGGAGGTCAACGTCGAGGGCCGCGCCGTGATCGGCGGGTACGGCTGGCTGAACCATGCGAAAGGCAAGCCGCCGGTCGTCGGTCTGAACCTGTCCAAGACCGTGTCGGTCGATCTACTGAAGGCGGCCGAGGCTCGCCGTGAGACGAGCGAACGGGCGCAGGACGAATGGCTGGAACTGGAACTGGCTCGGATCGACAAGGTCCAGTCGGCTATCTGGCAGCAGTGTCTGTCCGGCAACCTGTGGGCCGTCGACCGGTTCGTCGCCCTGTCGGCCCGGCGGGCGAAGATGCTCGGGCTCGACATCGAGCGGCGTGAAGTCAAGGGTGAGGTGAAGCACTCGGGTGCGATCACCGTCGAAGGTCATCACCCCGAGATGACCGGCGAGTTCTACGACAAGCTCATGGCTGCCCTCGGTGACCTGGGCCAGACCGACATCGTGGACGCTGAAGTGGTGGAGGACAATGGCGATCGAAGCCGGTTGGCCCTGCCTCAACCGTGACGGCACGCTGAGGCTCCGGTACAACCCGTTCCCGCCCAGTCCGAAGCAGTTCGCCTTCCTCGCATGGACGGGTCGCGAGGCCCTCTTCGGCGGCGGAGGAGGAGGCGGGAAGATGGTCGCGCTCGACACGCTGATCGGGACGCCTGACGGGTGGTCCACGATGGGCGCCGTACAGGTCGGGGACCGGGTGTTCGACCACGACGGCAAGCCGACCACCGTTGTGTGGAAGTCGGAGGTTCTCACTGAACGGACCTTCGAGGTCGTCATGGTCGACGGCGAGCGGATCGTCGCCGGGGAACGTCACCAGTGGAACGTGGCGACCGGGGCCGACCGTAAGGGCCGGGGACGGTCCGCTGATGCGTGGGCACATACCCGGACGGTGACGACATCGGAACTGGCGGCTCTGCTCCGATCCGAACGTGATCCCGTGTCGATACCGGCAGGCGGGCCTGTTCCGGGGGACCGCCCGTGGCCGTCGGAGTACCGCCAGATACGGTCCATCGTGGAAGTCGACCCCGAACCGATGCAGTGCATCCAGGTCGACAACGACCGGGGTCTGTACCGGGTCGGCCGCACGCATCTCGTCACCCACAACAGCATCTGCCTGCTCATGGGTGCCCTGCAGTTCGCGGACGTTCCGGGCTACAACGCGATGATTTTCCGCCGCACCATCACCGACCTGAAACTGCAGGACGGCCTGATCGACGTGTCCCACGACTGGCTGGACCCTCACGCCCACTGGGACGGCAACAAGCACCGGTGGACCTTCCCGTCCGGGGCGACGCTGCAGTTCGGATACATGAACCGCGTCAACTCCCACTACCGGTACAAGTCGAGTCAGGTGCAGTTCATCGGCTTCGACGAGACGACCGAGTTCCCGTGGGAGGAGCAGTACCTCTACATGTTCTCCCGGCTCCGACGCGGCGTGAAGGACCCGGTGGAAGCCGAGCGCCTGTACGGCGCCGCCCCCGACGGGCTCACCCTGGCCGACGTGCCCTTGCGCGTACGGGGAGCAAGCAACCCGGGCGGAGTGGGCTCGTGTGTCCCCCACGGGGACGTGTTGACCGTCGAGCACGGATGGGTGCCCATCCAAGACGTGAACATCGGCGACGCCGTCTACAGCGTCGACCCCGACGGGCGGCTGGTCGAATCCATCGTGGATCAGGTCCATGCCGCTCCCTGGTCCGGCGACATGGTTCATGTGCGGGCACGCGGAATGCACATGGAGATGACCCCCAACCACAGGGTGGCGAAGCTGGGGGGCGTTCGCCCGGGCCTCGACACTCGCACGGGCGTTCGCTCCAAGTTCTCGCTGGTCCAGTTCGATGACCTTCCGGGTCAAGCCACCGTCCTGCGTTCCGTGGAGTGGTCGGGTGTGTCGTTGGGTGTCGTCCGACCACCCGATATCCGACGGACACGTTCGCGGCCGTCCACCAAGCACTATGTGGACGAACTGCCCGGCCGGGAGTTCTGCGAACTTCTCGGCTGGTTCCTGGCCGAAGGCTCCCTGATCGACCGGGACAAGGCCATATCCATCTCCCAAGTGAAGCCGCATGGTCGTGCCGCCCTGGCCGCAATGTTGGAGCGGTGCGGTTTCGAGCGGGTGACGTGGAGCGAGAAGGACGTGGTCATCTACTCGCCAAACTGGTGGCAACTGTTCCGCTCGGAATGCGGGCGAGACTCGGCGACCCGTCGGATGCCGACCTGGGTCAAGTCGGCGAGCAGGGATGAGCTTCAGGCCCTTCTCGACGCGATGATGGTGGGCGACGGCCATTGGCGCGGCGACTCAACTCGGAGTGGGACCTATTGGACGACGAGCCCCCAGCTTGCCGATGACTTCGCCGAGGTCGCCCTGAAGTGTGGGTACATCGTTCAGCAGAAGGAACGCGACAGGACCGGTCCCAGCTCCATCCGGGGTCGCCCCGTCGTGATCCGATACCCGGAGCTGAGCGTCAACATCAAGCGAGTGAAGTCCGGCGGCACAGAACTACTCACGGGCAACCACGTCTACGACGTGGCGACGACGACCAAGCGCCGGTCGGACGTGACGCGCGAACCCTTCGACGGTGAGGTGTTCTGCATCGGGGTGCGGGACACCCACAACTTCATCCTCCGACAGAACGGGGCCGTGTGGGTTTCCGGTAACAGTTGGGTGTTCGACCGGTTCATCAGCAAGGACAACCCGGACCGGCGGCCGTTCCTGCAGTCGATGCTGACCGACAACCCCGGGATCGACGCCGACGAGTACCGCAAGGCGCTCGCTGAACTACCCGAGGTGGAACGGCTCCGCCTGGAAGAAGGGTCGTGGGACGCCCTGGAGATCCCCGGCGCCCTCTGGTCGTTTCGCGACATCGCCCATATCGACACCGACGACCCGGACGACACCGCCGACGTGCGGATCATCGGGGTCGACCCTTCCGTCTCCGCCGAAGGCAAGAACCACGACGAGTGCGGCATCGTCATGGGTTCCCTCACCAACGGGCGGATCACGGTTGAACGCGACTTCTCGGGGCACTTCCACCCCGACGACTGGGCGAAGCTGGTGGTCCGCGAATACCACCGGCACGGCTGCTCGCGTGTCGTGTGCGAGGACAATCAGGGTGGGGCGTTGGTGTTCAGTGCGATCGGCAACGCCGCCGATGCGATCGGCATGGACCGGCCGCATGTCGTCAAGGTGCGGGCGACCGAGTCGAAAGAGGCTCGGGCGATCCCGGTGATCGCCGCCTACCGGGACGGCAAGGTCGCCCACTTGCTCGGCCTGCGGGGCGGCCGGATGGAAGTGCAGATGACATCGTGGGTGCCGGGCATCGGGCCGTCCCCGGACCGGGTGGACGCCCTGGTCTGGCTGGTCCGCAACGGGCTGTTCGGTGACGGCACGGCGGTCACCTATCACGCCCCCGACCTACGGGACCGGCTCATGCGCCCCCGGGGTCCGGCGATCCATTCGGCGTCCGGGTTCCGGCTCTGAAAGGCGTCGGACTGTCACGGGGAGGTGCTAACGTGGGGTCGTCCAGAAACGGCAGGACCCAGGTCAAGGTCTGGGTCGATGACGACGCCCTGGCGGTACTCAAGTGGGAGGCCAAGTTCACCGGGGTCGCCCTCGGTCGTCGGATCGGCGACCTGGCCGTCGATCACGCCGTCGAGGTCTACATGCAATACAACATGCGACGGTTCACCGAACCGCCCAACGACAAGGAAGAGGCACCAGATGCAGTCGAACACCCTGACGGTCGTCGGTAACGTCGGCGATGACCCCGAACTGAGGTTCACCAACTCGGGCACCGCCCTCGCCAAGTTCAGCCTTGCTGTCTACGCTGGCAAGGACAAGGACTCATCCTGGTTCGACGTCACCGTGTGGGGCCAGCTCGCCGAGAACGTCGCCGAGTCCGTCACCAAGGGCCAGCGGGTCATGGTGCTCGGACGCCTGGAGCAGCAGCGGTGGGAGACGCCGCAGGGCGACAAGCGGTCCAAGGTGGCGATCGTCGCCGACGACGTCGGACCGTCCCTGCAGTGGGCGACCGCCCAGGTGGCGAAGGTCGAGCGTGAGGCCCCCGTCCAGCGCGAGTTCAGCGACGAGCCGTTCTAGCCATGGGCGAGTACCCGATCCTCCAGTTCTTCACCTTCGACCACTTGCCGGATCACCTGGCCGACGTGTCCCGCCCGTTCGCCGAACTGGCCGAGGTGGTAGCGGCGGAGACGGACGGGGACCCGGAGACGGAAGTGGCGCTCCGCAAGCTGCTGGAAGCCAAGGACGCCGCCGTTCGGGCCGTGGTCGGCCGTGAACGGCCGTGAACGGCGAACCGATCCGTCACCCTCGGCGCACTTGCAGTCCGGGCTGGGGGCACTGCTCCTCAAGTAAAAGTTATCCACCAAACAAAGAAAGGGTAGACGAATGACTACTACTCCAAACGTAATCTCCATTGACGGAGTTGACTACACGCCAGTCAACAAGAACCTCTCATCTGAGGTACGAATCGTGGTGCTCCAGCGCGGCTGGGTGGTTGTCGGCCGCTACGCCGAGGACGGTGACGAGGTTACCGTCTCAAACGCATCTGTGATCCGTCTGTGGGGTACCACCCGTGGGCTGGGCGAGCTGATTGACGGTCCAACGTCGTCTACGGAGTTGGACCCGGCGGGCACTGTGCGTGCCCACAGGGGAGCGGTCGTGTTGACCCTGGACGCCGACGGCGAGGCATGGAAGAAGCACCTGTGACCGTCTTGGAGGACGCCTACTCGGTTGTCGGCTTCGGCGACGGCTACGGCGACGGCGACGGCTACGGCTCCGGCTCCGGCTACGGCTACGGCGACGGCGACGGCGACGGGAACGGCTCCGGCTACGGCGACGGCTACGGCTTCGGCGACGGCTTCGGCGACGGCGACGGCTACGGCGACGGCGACGGCTACGGCTCCGGCTCCGGCTCCGGCTCCGGCGACGGCGACGGCTACGGCTCCGGCTCCGGCGACGGCTCCGGCTACGGCTACGGAGAGGGATGGTGACCGTCTTGGAGAACGCCCACTCCATTGTCGGTGTCGGCTCTGCTCTGGCTGTCCGAGCAGTCGTTCCACCCCGACGACGCCGCAGCGATCGCCCGAACCGGAACCTGGTCGCCGCCAGGCTGGCCGAGGTCACGTGGGACTCGGAGCGATGAACGTGAGGGAAGTGTCGGAATCCGCCGGGCTGACCGTCGAAGAGTTGGACGCTGCTCTCGACGTGGTCGGATGGATGCTGGAGCATCCGTCGTACCGGTACGACGAGGACACGGCCGCGCTCCGCCACACCCGGACTCTGCTGCAGGTCGAGATGCAGTCACGCTCGCAGCCCGACGCCTACCGCCGCCTGGCCCACGACCTGCTCAGCTTGCGGGACGCCGACCCGGCCGCATACAGGGCACTCATGGCCCGTCTGGACGCCGACCAGGGAGGCAACCGATGACCGACATGACTGACGACGACGAGAGGGCGGCCATCAGGGGCGAACTGCTTGCCGCCCTACGGGTGAGCGCCCCGCCGCTGGCCGCCAAGCTGGACGACCACTGGCGGCAGGAAGGGACGACCGTCCAGATGCCGGTCGACCCCGTCCCCCGCACATGCAGCGTGTGCGGAGAGAAGATCAAGGCCCGGGCCGAAACGTCGGGCAGGTTCCGCACCGTCAACTGGGTCGACAGCGGGGGTTCGATCGCCGGACCGGACCCGATCACCGGCCCCGACCCGTACGGGCGTCTCGCCGAACTGGCCGACACCGACCCGGCTGCCTACATGTACCTGCTGACACGGGTCGAACAGGGGTTCACGCTCCACGTCCACCGGCCAGCACCGACCGAACGCACCTACCCGTCCGACCGGTCCTGACGCCGCCCCAACTCACGCAACAACTGGGACACCCGCGACACCGTCAACCCCAACTCGGCGGCCACCTCGGTCGCCGTCCACCCCGCCAACAACCGCCACAGAATCGACCGCTCCCGCTCCGACGGCCGAAACGACTCGACCAGCACCGACAGCGACTCTGAGTCCCACACCCCGAACACGTCGACAGGGAAGCCGTCCAACGACACTTCCGAGGACCGCTGAGCGTGACGCACCGTCCCCGGACGCCCCACCGTGCGCCGCAGATCATCCACCACCCGCCGCCGGGCATGCACCACCCGAGCCCCCGTCGACAAACCCGACCCCTCCGACAGCCACAACGACACGGCCGCCACCTGCACACAATCCTCGTACAACGGCGAGAACCGCCACGGCGCCGCCGCCTGCCGCGCCAGCCGGTACAAGTCATCCCCCACCCCGAGTACCCTAGAAACCGGGCAGGCCAACCCCCGAAACAACGAATACGACGAACCGACAGGGGCCAGCCCAGCACAAACACCGATAGGTGGAGGGGGTGCCATCGTGGTTACAGCAGAACGGCGGGGCGAGATCCTGGCGATGCTGCGGCGGAAAGCGCCGGTGACGGCGGCTCGGCTGGAGCGCCAGTGGCGGGAGATGGGGCTCGACATCGTCGAGAAGCGGCCCGACAGCTAGGCATTCCCGGGTGCGATGCTGTCGGGGTCGACTCGGGGTCGACGCTGGACAGTGATCCGAGGAGGCCCGGTGCCACTCAACCGACGACGCTCTGGTGAGCCACGCACCGCCGCAGTGGTGGCGGCCTCGGATTTGCGGGGGCGGCTGCGGTCGTCGGCGAAGGCCCGGACGTGGCAGCAGAAGGTCATCAGGTATGACCGGGAGGGTCCGTCGGTCGCCGGGTACTACCTGGACACGGTGCAACTGCTGGCGACGTTGTGCCCGCTGATCGGTGAGCGGCGCGAGGCGGACGGGACGTGGTCCCGGGTGGACGACCCGGTGGTGACCCGGGCGATCGCATCGTTCTCCAGCCCGATGTATTCGACGGCGGAACTGTTCGCCTTGCCGGTGCGGCACTTGGATGCGATCGGCGAGTCGTGGGTCATGTTCTCGGCCGACATCGGTTGGTGCGTGGCGACCGTCCCGAACGTGAAGATCATTCACGGCGGGAATGCTGTCGAGTTCACCGACCCGTACGGCCTGACTCGGCGGGTGCCGAAGGAGCGGGCGTTCCGGTTGTGGACCCAGGACCCGTACGAGCCGTGGCTGCCGACGTCGGCGATGCAGCGTGCCCTGCCGGACTTGCGGCGCTTGGACGCCGCCTGCCGTAACCAGACCAGGTCGGCGGAGTCGCGGCTCATCATGAACGGTCTGGTGGCGTTCCCGCCGGATGAGGGTCCGACCCGTGCCTTGGGCCAACCGGCGGACGGGCGGGTGTTGACGGGTGTCGAAAAGACGGTCGATGACTTCATCACGATCGGGCAGGAGGCGTTCAATGACGACGACAGTCCGGCAGCGTCGATGCCGTTCCCGTACATCGGCGGGAAGGCCGAGTACGTCCAGGTTGGGCGCCCGGTGGACGAGCAGGCGTTGGAGGTCGAGAAGGCGGCGCTGGAAGCGTTCGCCCGGGGCGTCAACTTCCCCGCCCAGCTCCTGACGGTCGGTCCCGGGTCGGCGAACCACTGGAACGAGTGGATCCTGCAGGAAGTGCAGCACAAGATGGGCTTGGCCCCGAAGTTGCGGCCCGTGTGCGATGCCCTGACGACGATCTTCCTGCGGCCGATGCTGGAACGGATCAAGGACCGGGTGACGTCCTGGGACCTTGACCCGTCGGAGATCCGGCTCGGGTTCGACCTGGACTTCCTCACGTCGAAGCCGGACCAGTCGGCGCAGGCGTTGCAGGCGTGGGCGCAGGGCATCGTCGGACGGGAGGGTGCAGCCCAGATGCTGAAGGTCCCCGAGTCGTGGCTGCTGCCGATCCCCGACGGGATGACCGAGTACGAGCATTGGGAGTTGGCGACCGGAAGCAAGGGCGCCCCGTACGCCGAGGTGGACGGTGACGGCAAGCTGATCGTCCCGCCGCCGGATCCGGGTATGGGCGGGGATCCGGGTATGGGCATGGACCCGTACGGCGGGGATCCAGGCATGGGCGAGGATCCGTCGGCACTGGACGAGGCCCCGCCCGACGGTTCCGACGACCTGTTCTCGGCCCCGTACGATCCGCCCCGCGCCCGGAGGTCGGCCGCATCGGATCCGAACAGGT